CTTAAAAGCACAGTAGTATTCTTTCCCAAGGCCCTGCGCCAGCACTAAGGCCACCCCCTGATTGCAATACAGCGCCCTACATCCCGCTATCAGCTTCGCCATCTCCAGCAGGTCCATGGTCGTCACCCATTCTATTTGCCCGGCCTCGCGTTCGAATAGCTCGTGATCCTCTGGGAGGCCAATGAAATAAACCGGGCGCGGGATCGACGCATATACTTTCTTCCAGTCAACCCTTGAGCCATCCCGCCACCGCCAAGTGAGAAAACAAAGGCTGTAATCACCCTGCGTGACTGGAATATTATGCAGCCACGGCCTTCGCCAATCCCGGTAAAACCGCCGCCAATGGGTCAGCATGCTGAACATGATGTGATTGCGCCCCCGGCCTCGTTCATGGCGCCATTTGTCCAGATCGTAGTCGAATTGCAGGCCGGCTTCGTAAACCTCGAAATCTAACCCGCCTTTGGTTGGCAAGCATTCGATACTCTGGAGCTCCAGCAACGGCTTTACGGCGGTGTACATGCTGCCGAACGGCTCCGGGTAGTAGTTTTCCTTCACGTAGAGCGTGGTGACACCAAGGGCGCGCATGACGGGGATGGCATAGATGATATCGCCTCAACCCACGCCGCCAGTCATGGCAGCGCGTTTTCCTGATTTATTGGTTATTGATCCCATATTAAACAGCGGCGATTAAAAGGTTATTCTTCACCGGATTGGCCACATACTCGAATCTATATGCCGGATTGATATTCATCAGCGCGGCCTCTATGGTCTGCCGTGACCAACCTGTCACATCCGGATGCGTCAGCACCAGTATGTCGTCTATCAGGATCGTATGGTTCTTCACCGTGTGCTTCGAAATCTGCTCCAATTCCTTCAGCAAAGGAAACGGACAGCCCATCTCCATCTCATCCTCGAATAGCTGACTGTGTGCGTCTAACCAGAAGGTTATCGGCTCCTGCACTCCGCCGAATAGTTGGTAAAAGTCTTTGGAACTATCTCCTTGCCGGACAAGAACATTCGGATGCCCGCCACGGTATAGATCAAATCGATGATGGCAGAATACCACATTTTCCTTATCTATGTCCATGCTGCGGATCTGCTGGAAACCGGCATCGATGGCCTGCTGGATGGCATCCCCACGGTACGAACCGCTTTCAATAAAATAGCGGTTGGGGTATTTGGAGAGAAGGTTGTATGATGGCGGGAGACTCATAAAAATAATTTAATGATGCTTAAAAGGCAAAGACAGATTATAAAGAAAATTGCTATTTTTCCGATGTCAGCCATTAGACTTGGGATGATTCGGCCACCGTTTTTGTCATATATCCTTTTCATGTCATCAATTTTTCAAGTTCTTCAACTGTTTCAATTTTAAACCCTGCTGCGTCCTTATAATACCACCAATACACGCCATCGTACGTGATGGTAACTCCATCCTTCACGTAGCTGTTTCCCGGCGCATTTCGAAAGCCCATTTTATTCAGATAGGTACCATTCAATAGACGCGGCGGCGGATCTCCTTGCAGGTATTCCACTACCATGGGCGTTCCAGAAGGGCTATATTCCATGCGGCGGATCATATCTTTTGATCGAGTTTATAGACGTCCCTTACCCAGGCAAATATCTTTTCCGGCGTACAGAACTGGCATTCTTTGAAACTGCCGTCTGCGATGATGACCGGATCTACCCATGTATTGGCCAGTTTGGGGAGTGCCGGCGGATAGAACATGACTGATGGCCGATGCAACAACCCGGATAAGATGCCCAATCCTGAAGGGAAATAAAACCCGTAGGCTAAGACTTTCATCATTTCGATAACATACCCTAATGGTTGACCGATCGTTGAAACATAAGCGATGTGATGCCGCTGCAGCAGGTTTCGTAGATTGGCCGCCAACTCTGCATCCCATTCCGCGCCGATCAGCACGAAGGTGGCTTCCGGGATCAGGCCCTTGACCAGTTGAATCAACTTCAGCCATCCTTCCTCCGTCCAAAATCCCCAATTCCTTGCCGTCGAATAGGCGGATGCATAGATGCCAATATAAGGACCGGCTTTAAAGCGTTCCTTGACAGCTAACTCCCATTCCTGGGTCTGAAAAGGTAATTCATAGGATGTTGGCAAGTCAGGCAGAAATGTCTCTATCCTCCGGCCAGCTTCTAAATGCTCATTGGCCGACAGACAGAAATCATCCTGGCGGATGGCTGTCCAGACATTGATGTGCCGGGCAATGTTATTGGGTTTGATTACGGAATATTGCAGGCCGGGCTTGTATTCGCAAGATTCAGTTATCTGTGGAAGCAGGTCAAATATCTGCTTCCCGCGCCGGGGATTGCCGTCATGGATTTGCCAGTGGAATTTCTCTCCCGTGTTGATGAGCTTTTGCAGCACCCACAGAGCGTCGCCTATGCCTGGGTTAGTCTTTATTGTCCGCATCTGCTGGGCTAGATTTTGATTTTACATAATTGACAACGGCGGATATGTAACCATTGACACCGGATGCACCATGCTTTTTGTATGCTTTTTTCATACGCTTGACATGATTTATCGGTCCAGAAACGGGTTTCAGGCGTTGGTATGTCTGCTTTGGATCAACAGTTTCTCCGTTAGACAAGGCAGTTATGCCGTTCTTTATCAATTCGGCTCCCTTAATTCTTTGGAGTAGTTTTGTTTTAAGCACATCTAATTGAGGCATTTCGGCGGCAATAGCCCGCATTTTTTTAAGCACCTTCTTTTTCGTTGCCATGGATAGTATTTTTGTCAGCGAACATTCTTTTCCCCAACCACCACAAGCCATGCCCCATCAACACCATCGGCCAAAACAGCGCCACCAGGATATGCCTCAGATCATAGTACGCCTTCTTTCCATCCTCATGGTTGGAGCAGATCACGAATAAGGCAATCCCGGAGAGAATAAGATATTGTGTTATGGAGAGTATGGGCCAGGTCATTCGTTTCCTTTTATTATTTCTATTATTATGACGATCAATAACCATAGCCCCACAAGTATCCAGATTGGCGACAATACCCACCACCACGACCAGTCTATGACATGACAAAGTTTTAATACAACGAAGGCAATGGTCAGTATACTGATTTCGCTTGCGCCTTTCGAGGATGATTTATTTTCACTCATGCTTTCATTTTTTACCTTCTTTAATCGCTTTGGTGGTCGGCTGATCTCCTTCATATTTTGACCTTATGGGATAAAGTAGATCCATCAGCGGCAAGACCTTATCCACCACGCCGTCTGCTGTGCTGAACCATTTCCGATCTACGATTTCGCCCCAGGAGAAAGGCTGTCGCAGTTTCAGGTCCGGGTATTGCTCCCCTACGACACCTGCTGCATTGCAATACAGGCTTTGCAGGCAATACCCATTTGGCTGCAGCCAGTTGATTCTTTTCAGGGAATGCAAGATGGTCCGTTTCATGGTGATGGGACAATGGGTATCGTTATTCCGTCCATGCGGCATGATCCTGAGCGTATTGGACACAGTCTTTTGGTAGGTGGAGAATCGGCCCAATGTATATAGCTTATTGGCCAGTAACATATCCCAGGCATATTCTTCCTGCCATTCTTCAAGCAGGTAATAGTCATCCCCGCAGTAGACAAATTCATCTTCTGGGCAAAGTAGCAGCTTATCGAAGATATTCTTTTCGCGCAAAGCCGTGTCCGGATGATCAGTCGCCGGTATGTGCTCGACGTTCTTGATCCAGCCAGGGAGGGCGCCGATGATATAGACCCTTTCCGGTTTCATGAACTTCTCAAACCCTCGCAGCGCATAGCGCAAATCCAGGTAATTATTGTCCGAATGTTCATGCAACGGGATGGCTATAACCATGAAAAGATCATTAAGTGATCAAATGTAGGGAAAAAATGAAATAATGTTCAATTCTTTCAGAAATATCTGAAATAACAGAAAGAAATTATTTTAGATTTGGTACGTGGACAATCCCCCCAGGCGTGATAATGGTAAGAAGCTTATAGAGAACCGCTGCGGTTGCTGCGGTCATCTCATGTTTAAAAGTGCCAATTTATCCGGTGTAATTGAAAAAAAGTGCGAGAAGTGCGGGACGGTCAATACGATTAAAATACAGCCAGAGGGCCGTAGCTATCAGGATCGCATGAGCCTGGCTACCAAGTGAGTCCCAGCGCTGGTAACTCAATAAAAAAGAACTCCAAAGAGGGTCAGCTTCATCGTAGGATGATGGCTGGCCCTCTTGTCATTTATGGCAAATAACGGTATCATAAAGGCGGGGCAGAAGCTTGTCCAAGGACTTTCCCAAAAGTTCAATGGTGACCCTTATATCGCAGAAGCGGCTGTCCTGGTGCCGTCGCAGTTCCGGGATAATGCCGGCAACCCCGACTGGTTCTTTGGCCCGAATGGTGTGGACTACCAATTCCAGTACGCCGACCTCAACAGCGCGTCCACGGCCTATACCCGTTGCCCCCCGCTGGCGGCCGTCATTAACAGGAAAGCACAAGCCTATATCAACGGCAATACGGTTTTCCTCAACTCCAAGGGGAAGGATGTTAGCAAGACGGACGCGAATGCCAAACGGATCAACATGCTGCTCAGCAGGCCCAACCCGTTGCATTCCTGGAAGTCATTTGAAGCGCAGAATTACATCTATCAGCAGTTGTACGGCTTCTGCATTGTCATGCCTATCTACTCCTTCGGGTTTGAATCGTTGGGGCCAGCTTATGCCAGCTCACTATGGAACATCCCGTCTTACATGGTCTCCTGCCGGGAGGTCACCAATAAGGAGTGGTATAAGGCGCAAAGCATTTCGGACATCATACCCACCATTCGCCTGAAGTACAAGGATTTGAATGTCGAAATACCGACTGATCAGCTTTTCATCTTCAAGGATTTTACGCCGAGCATGGGCAGCGTCGTCTTCCCGGATAGCCGGGTGAAGGCGCTCGTAATGCCCATCAACAACATCATCTCCTCTTATGAATCTCGTAACGAACTCATCAACTATGCCGGTAGCCAGGGTATTCTCACCCCCGAGATGGATCAAATCAGTATGATCCCGCTGCGGGAGGAACAAAAAACACAGCTGCAGCAGGACTTCCGAAGGCAGTATGGCATCAAGCGCGGGCAATCCCGGTACATCATTTCTCCGGCGCCCATGAAGTGGCAGCCGATGGGAAAGGCTACAAAAGACCTGATGCTATTTGAAGAGATCAGCGATGATATTATGCGCATTTGTGATGGGTATGTTTACCCATCCCCTTTGCTGAATAGCGAAAAAGGGCCGTCCGTCAGTAACACGGACAGCTATAAAAAGCAGGTATACGAGGATGCCATTATTCCAGAGTCCCTATCAGTGTACGAAGGGTGGAATAAGTTCTTCCGTCTGGAAGATACGCCGCTGACCATTTGCAAGACCTATGATCATCTCCCCATCCTGAAAGAAGACCAGGTATCCAACGGGCAGGCCCGGCTGTACCTGGATCAATCCCTGGAAATACAATGGCGCAACAACGTCATCACGCTCAACCAATGGCGCATCGAGCAGGGGATAGACCCCACGCCTGACGGAGACATTTATTACTTCCAGACGCAAGGCAAAAAAACCATTGATGAGCAGCAGCCATCACCGGGCACACATGAGCCTGCCTATGAGCCTGCTGATCCTCCACCTACTCAACCTCCAACAACATCATAATGAAACCTACTACCCATAGCGAGTTAGAAACCATCCTGGAGAAAAAGGTCTCTACACCTTACAAGGTGAAGGAATCCTACAATGCCGTGACCAAGGATGTGGACATGACTAAGCGGACTGTACAGGTCATTCCCAATACCTTCTATTTCTATGATAGTGACGGGGATGTGCTGATTAAGGGGGCTACCATGAAATCCATTGCAGATCGGGGTCCGGATTCAAAAGCGCCTGGCAAGATCAAGAATGTCTATGCGCATGACTTGAAAGTGCAGATAGGCCGCCCCACACTGATGGATGAGCGCATTGTGGACAATATGAATTGCCAATATGCGGAGTCCGAAATTCTCAATACCACCAAGGGTAATGACACCCTGATCGAATACCAGGAAGGCGTCATTGATAATCACAGCATCGGTTTTCAATACCTCGGATCAGGCCTGGAACTCATAACCGCCGATGATCAAAACTGGACGAAATGGCTGTCCATGCTGATGAATCCACAGGACGCAGAGGACGCCGGATATATGTTCATTGTTTCGGAGATCAAGCAATTCGAATGGTCGCCAGTCGCCTTCGGAGCCAATGAACTCACCCCTTATCTCGGTGTAAAATCCGGCAACAAAGACGGCATGGCCCTAAAGGTCATGGAGCGCATTGACCTGCTGGGTAAACAACTCCGTAATGGACGCCAGTCCGATGAGACCATGTATGGCTACGAACTCGAAATACTTCAACTGAAGCAAATCATAAGCGAATTATTCCTGCAAGGGCCGTCTATAAAAGACACGCTAATCGAGAAGCGCCGTCAGAATACAAAGGACACCCTCACCATGGATCAACTCGCCGACATCCCATTTTTCAAAAACATTTCAATTTAAAAACAATGCCAATCACTCAAGCAGAAATAGACGTTATCGTCGGTCAATGTGAGACCAAGGCGAAGGAGCTATTCAAAAAGCAGGCGGATAAATTCAACGAGGACACGGAGACGTTGAAAAAAGATACCCAATCCAAGGTCGATGCCGCCGTCGAACAGGCCAAGAAAGGCCTCATTTCTCCCGAGCAGCTGGAAGCAGCTACCAAGGCGGCAACCGAAGAACTGTCTAAGACCATCACCGCCCAGGAAGTTATCCTGAAGGCACAGGGCGACAAGATCAATGGTTTGATCGATGCGCAAAAAAAGCCCTTCAACGGTATGGAAAAGATCGAGGACATCTTCAAGGAAAACACCCAGAAACTAAAGGATATTCATAAAGCGGGTACTGGCTTTATTGAGATCAATCTGGAAGGCAAGGCGGTAGATTCCATCGCCAACTCCATCCAGAGCATGACCTCCCCCCCCGGCTCTCCTTATGCGCCCGGTATCAGCAACGTACCGCTAACGGTGTATGATATCCTGCGTAATCAGCGCTTTGTGTCCAGCTATACCGATAACGGAAATACCGATGTTAGCCGTCTGGCGTGGATCAATGAAACCAGCCTTTCAGGAGCTCCTACGCTTGTTGTAGAAGGCGCACCGAAACCGCTCACGTCCCGCACGTTTCAAGTTGAAATGTCCACAGCCAAGAAAATAGCGGCTGCCATTCAGATCACGGAGGAATTTGATACCGATTTGCCTTACCTGTCCTCTCAGGTCAAATCATTGCTGCAGCTGGATTTGGTCCGCGCCTTTGATGATCAAATTCAGACGGATGTGATATCTAACGTATCTCCGTTCGATTTCACTACGGCCGGTATCGGTGGCTACAGCCTAGGCGCATTAAAAGGTAGCATTTATGATGCCACTTTATGGGATGCGCTGGTAGCAATGGGTCTCTACCCCATGATCAACAACTTTACCCCGAATGTCTCCCTGATCAATCCGATCACCTGGGGTAAGATGCAAATGGGGAAGGATACTGTTGGTCGGTATAATTACCCGAGCGATGATCTGATCTCCCGCATCAACGCACAGATTGGTAATAAGCTGTTCCCGGATTATGCGCTGGTCGGCGACCTGAAACAATTCAAGGTGATGATCTATAAAGATTTCGTCCTGAAAATGGGCTGGATCAATGATGATTTCATCCGCAATCAGTTCACGGTCGTGGCCGAGGTGCGTTTCCATGACTACATCAGTGCTGCCCGTAAGAAGGCCATTGTGTACGGTGAAGCCAAATGGATCGCTGAGCAGTTGAATAGCAATAGTGGTCCCATTATCGGTAGCTAATTTCTTAGCGTCAACGAATAGTAAATGAGCCTGATCAATAGTTCATATTTCATAGGGCCGCTGACAATCGCGCAGCTGGGTCAGCAGTCGGTAGAGAACAATTTAAACCTGTTCATCAACCGAGCTGAACCACAGCTATTGGAAGCGGCCCTTGGATATGATCTTTGGCAGGATTTTCTAACGGGGTTACAACAACCGGTCATTGATTCGAAATGGCTGGCATTACGGGATGGAGTAACGTTTAAGTCAATCAGCGCATGGCCTAGCTGGTTCTATGGGTTTACGTGGTTCAACCGGTATTACTGGCTGAACTCGCAACGATCCATGCACTTTCCGGGCTTCGCTTCGCCGCTAAGCTTTCCGGCGCCGGTATTTGGGTTGTCGCAGATCACTCTGATTGCAGGGAACGCTATTGGCAATCCTACGCCGGGCGTGCCAAATCCTGTGCCAGGAATGAACACCTATACCTGGTCAGGATTAGCCAATGCGATTTATTCCATCGAACGGAAGCCGTCGGGCACCATGCTGGAAGGAATTGATTATGCGCTGAGCAACAATAACCAGACAATCACCCTGCTGAAATCGGGGGACAAATGGGGCGCAGGAGAAATCTTCGTCCTAAAGTTTGTGCAAGCCGTTTCGACAGGCGGCCCATCGAATAGCTATGTCAGCCCAATTGCAGGGTATGTATACTATCTCTGGGTCCGGGATCTAATCTCGGTGAATACCGGCGCGGGCATTGTCCAACCGAATCCCGAGAACGCCCAGCGGTCAAACCCGTCTTGGCGCATGGTTGATGCCTGGAATCAGATGTCTATGGATATGTTCAAGCTATGGCAGTATTTGGAGGCCAGTTATATCAATGACCCCGCAATGTATCCTAGCTATGACCGGACGAAGATCGACTACGGATTTTTTCAACCCATTAACGTCTTCAATATATGACCACTCAACCGGTATATATCGTCGATATTATTGGAACAGTAGTCCAAACGGTGCAAACAGAAGTATTGGCGACGATACAGCAGAATGAAACGAATGCCCTCGGGCAGACGAATATTCAGACGATCAACTACCAATATGGCCATTTCCGGGAATTGATCCAGACGTTGGCACAATGGGATGCGGATTTGTCCTTACGGACACAAAAGTATCCTCTTGTCTACCTGGTGCAGGATTTCAGGGAAGGAAGAGGCCGTGCCGCCGGGGTATATGCAGACGTATCTCTTAACATCATTATCTGTCACCAGACGGAAGGTGACTACAAGGTAGCAGAGCGCATGCCCAACGTCTTCAAACCGGTACTGTATCCCATTTACTATTCGCTCATCAAGCAACTGACGAAACATAACCTCACATTCGCCGCATCTCCCGATCTCGTGTCGCACGATAAGTACGACCGGGCCTTTTGGGGAACTAGTAAACTGGTCGGCGGAGGCGCGACGGATCGCAGCATGCTGAACGACTTCGTGGACGCTATCGAATTACAAAACCTTCAGTTAAAAATTGATTATCAACCCTGCTTTCCATAAGCAGACAAAACAAATAACTCATGGCATCTATTCATCAATTAAACTGCGCTACCACCCGAAAAAATACCGGGTTTGGCGCAGGCTGCCCGATGGATTGGAAGATTATCGCCGGGGCGTTTCTTTTCGACGCGCCCAAAACGTTCAGCGCGGCGGAATTGGCCAATTTGCAGCTTACATTACAGAACCTTGCATGGTCGGATACATCGGCCAACCGCATGTATCCACTCAATTACCTGCTGAATCCGCAGGACAATTCGGAGGAGCCCGTTATCCAAACGTTCTCCGATGGCTCTAAAGCCAAGGTCCGCGATGGGGTCATGGACTGGAAATTTGATTTCACTGCCGGCGCCTTCCCGCTTTTACAGGCATTGCGTACGCACAATGGTAACAGTTCTGTCTACGCCATTTTCTATGACAAGAATAATAACATTCTGTGCTACAACAATGCGGGCAATGCAGCAGCCATTCCGCTGCAGGTATTCGATGCAGAAATCTGGAAAATGAATACCGGTCAGGCTACCGCCGTATACCGCGTTCACTTTGTCTTCAGCCCAACCTATGGAACGGATCAGGCCGAATATTTCAACGCCGGTTTTGATCTCAGTCAGATCGTGGGTCTTCAGGATATCAAACCGATTGTCAATGGCTTCAACCAGGCAACCGGCATGGCAAACCTTACTTTCCTGACGGAAAACGGTGGTTCCAACCTGTATGACCTGTACAGCGCGGACTTCGTAACGGCCATCATGGCGGCTACGAATGCCTCTACCGGCGGAGACATCACCATCACCTCCATCACGCCCTTGGCCGGCAATAAGACGTTCAACATACAGTTGAACCATGCCGATGCCGATTGGCCATCTGATGGAAATGTAATCCTCTCCTTCAAGGCTCCGTCCGTTCTGGCGGCCAACGGCCTTGTAGGTTTTGCGGGTGAATTCGTATACCTGGAAGTGACAAGCTCCTAATTGAATAACCGCGGGCCGGTCTTCGCGCCGGCCCTTTATTAAAAGCCTATGCGTTACGAAGGAATCAGCTGGAATGAGCAATGGGTGAGATCCATGGAAGAAGAGGTTTTTGTACATCATCCGCTCAATGCGGACAGGTGGACGCAGCCGGGATTTGCCATTTCAACCGAACAGCGAGTGCAGCGTCTCCATGAGCTGTGGAAGCTGCTTAACCCGGAAAAAGTAAAACATGCGGACGATCAACAATCTATTGCAAGCGGCGGTGAAGGTGGACTTGCCTTTCCTGCTGGAGAACAGCTTGATTGAAACAGCACCCGTCTATGTGGAATTACAGCGGGAGCAAATGTTCTCTGGCATCCAAAGCGATGGAAAGGAAATTCAGCGCATTGGGGCCAAATACAAGGGGTATGCGACGTCCACCATTAAGATCAAAGAGAAAAAGGGACAGCCGACGGACCGCATTACGCTGAAGGATACAGGATCATTTTACGCGGATACGTTTGCGGATGCCAGGGCCGAGGGGATTATTTCAGATAGTGCGGACGAAAAATCTGCCAAGCTGCAAGAGGACTATGGCTCCAAGATATTCGGGTTAGCCGATCCATCTAAGCAAGCATATATCAACAAAGTGAGACCGGAATTTATCCGGCAGACAACCGATCAACTGAATAAAAAATGAGCTATTGCGCGACCTGTATTGATGCGGCCCGAGACAAGAACATGGCCATATCTGACCGGACGGAGCAGGCAAAAAGGAGGGCAATTGAGCAAGGGAAACCGCAAGCGATTTGTAAAGACGAAGTCAGCCAAGCCTACTTCATCGTTGATGCCGCTACGGCCTTCCAGCAGCATTTCCTCATCGAGCAGGTGGTATCGGGATTGCCGAGTTGAATTGGATCGGTTCTTAGATGTGCTTTTCGACGGGGATTGCGGCCGGTTGATCATTCAGGGCGAAGTTCCGGAAGAGACATTGAGAGAAGCCTGGAATGACATCTATCTGCAATACACGGAGCTGACGCAAGACGGAGCATACAATGAGTTGTTTGACAAAACACAGAAGATACAGGAACTCAATGCTCGGATTACTTTTTTGGATGGAGCTGTTCTGCAATTGCAAATGTCCTATGACCCGCTCATCATTCGTATCCTCAATGAAATGGCCATTCCCCTGTCATTGGAGCCCGACGAAAACCCGATGAAGAAATTGAAAGCCGTGCAGGCCAGGGGAAAACGAATGATCCTAGAAATGGAGAAGCTGCAGAAGGAGGTCGCCCAATTGCAGCAGGAAAAACGAGAATCCATTGGCTGGGAGCATTTCGAGGACTGGCTTTCCATCATGAGCAAATCTTTCGGATATGCGGTGAAGGCGAAAGATATATCGGTTATTCAATTCGTGAAAAACCAGAAGAAGTTGAACGAACAAGCGCAAAAACAACAAGATGGCACTCGAAAGAATTGATTCCCTTTTTGATACGCAAAATATCCAGCAGGAATTTTCTGTGGTAAAGGCAGGATTGGCTGATAGCCAGAAGAACCTGGTAGATCTTTACAATGTCATCAAGGGGTTCAAGGATACGAGCATCACCAACCTAGCGTCCAATACAGATAAGCTGGTGCAGGCTATCAACGGATCGGTACAGGCCACCGCTAAAGCGGCGCAGAATTATGAGGCACTGACGCAAAAGATTGCCCAGCAGACGGGCGCAATCCGGGATAACGCCAATGCCATCGCAGGATCAGGGCAAGCTTATGATCAGTTAATTAAGCAGGCCGTCCGTAACAAATTGGCTCAGGAAGAGTTGGCACAATCCGCACGGGAAGTAAAGGCGGCCTTTGAGAAAGGGGAAACCACCTTCGAACAATATGCCACGTCTCTTGAATCCATCAGGGGTGCACAACAAATATTAAAAATATCCAATCAAGATATTACCAAAGGACTGAATAACCTTGAAAAGCAGGCACAGTCCTCGGGGACGTCCATCGATGGACTAAAAGCAAAGCTCAATCTGCTGACCCAGGCGTATGACAAACTGAGCGAAGAAGAGCGGTCATCGGAAAGTGGTCAGGCGCTTCTAAAGAACCTGAATGAAACCGATGCGGCCTATAAAAAGCTGAAAGAGGATTCTGGCCGGTTTCAGGATAGCGTTGGTAATTATAAGGGCGCATTCCAAGAGGCTTTTAAAATATTAAAAGATGAGCTTGCGCAGGTCAATAAGCAAATGGGTGACTTGGAGAACAAGGGACAGACGGTCGTAAAAAATTTGACCGGTGGGGGTAAAATAGGGTTTGATCCAAATCGGCACAAAGGAGATGTGAGTTCATTTACCAAAGCTGGAGGCGATATCGCCAATATTGCTTCCGGCGATGCAGGTGCATATGCGCAATTGTCCCAACGACAAGAACTGCTTAATAAATTGGTGACTAATACCAGCATAGGCTTCAAGTCATCCCGCCAAGAATTAAGAGCTTTCCAGGAGGCGGCCGTAGAATTGGGTATGTCAGTGGGACAAACAGATGAAAAATTCCTCCTATTCAATGAAGCGGTAGGCGAAACAAAGAACGCCATCCAAGATATCAAAGCCGCGACCGCTTTCCAGGCGCAAGATGCGAAGGTCATTGTGGGGCTTACCTCTGCCGTGAATGGGTTGGTAGGAGCATATGGAGCAGCATCGGCGGCCATTTCAATAGCAGGCGCCGATGAAGAAGATTCGCAAAAGCAAATGGTCAAACTTCAGCAGCTTCTTGTCCTAATTAACGGGCTGCAACAGGTTGCCAATGCTTTGCAAACCGAATCCGGAGCCGTTCAGCTGGCTCTTGCGGCAAAAACGGCGCTATTATCTGCAGCAACAAAGATAAATACGCTCCTTACCAAAGAGGCGGTAGCTTCTATTTACGCAGAGGCCGAGGCTAATTTAGCGCTGATATTGTCATAT